CTGAAACAGCCCCGGTAGGATGCACAGATGCCATTGCCCGTTTGAGGGTCAGCGCCTGCCCTAGTGCGGCATCCGGCGACTGATCGTTGCGCCATTCCGTGCGGAAATAGAACTTGCCGTCAAGTGCGACACTGATTTGATATGAATTCATTCCAGCCTCCGTTTCGTTGATGTGAGGCCAGTGTCGCATGCCGCTGGGCCATCGTCAACCCCTATTTGACTGGTTAGCCCCAAAACCTATCAATATTGCTAGGTTCCAGCCTATTGCCCGATCCCATGTTGCCACTCTGACAATTTGACATAACGCCATATTACGCGAAATTGTCTCTTTTTCGCAACGTTGCCCGATCCTATCCTCCAGCCGCGCATCCGCGTAGCAACTCCCATGCCTGCCCCCTCATGCCTCGTTGCCTTGGTCGTCGATTTTCTCGTGGCCTGCCATGCATGGGCTGGTGGGGGGTGGGTTCCCCGCAGGCGGGGGGTCGCAAGGGCGCGGGTTTACTGGCATTCCACCTCGATGTGCGAGGACCACTTTTGACAGCTTGCTGGACCCACCCCATCTGCTCTCAGGGACCCCAGCGAAAAATTTCAAAAAACTGAAAATGGATAATCCCGGGGGAATACAGGAGCATAATCCGGGCGGATATCCCTTATAAGTTTCCCACGGCTCGTGCTTGACCTCGTAAACTGCCAGCGGGATACTGCGCACATGCAAACAAACTAGAGGGGCGGAAAATGGAAGAAGCTAAAACAAACGCGATCGCAAAGGTCAACAATACCCACGATGCGATGATCGACTTGATGATCGCCGAGCCGACCATTACGCAAGCCGAACTGGCGCGAAAGCTGAAATACACTCAGCCCTGGGTATCGCGGATCATCGCTTCGGACGCATTTCAAGCTCGGCTGGAGTCCCGTCGTGCGGAGCTGGTCAACCCGGTCATTGCCCAGAACGTCGAGCAGCGTATCCAGGGCTTGGCAATGCTCAGCCTCGACATCCTGGAAGAAAAGCTCGCAGCAACCAAGAACCCTGACCTTGCAATCAAAGCCTTCGAACTGTCCACCAAGGCAGCTGGCTACGGCGCGCGCAAGGATAACGTCGGGGTGCAAAACAACTTCGTCGTGCACCTGCCAAACAAGATCGAATCGCCGATGGACTGGGCCAGCGCGCACAAGCCGGGCGGAAACGCCTCTGCCCCTATCGTTATCGAAAACGGAAGCCTCTGAAAGGGATACACCATGAGCCTGGGATCGTTGTTCAAGTTTGAAAACCTCTTCTCCAAGGGCATCGGCAGGGATGTGCTGCACGATCCTTCGCGCCTCCTCACTGGAGTCGACCCAGCCTCAACTGGCATCTGGAACAAGGTCCTTGGGACGGACAAAAAGCCGCTGGTAAATGCCTTTGGCAGCCCCGGAGAGCAGTACTATCAGGAAGCTAACTCCAAGGGCATCGACACCGGCTCGGCACGCGGCTTTCACCATGTTGCGGACGCTGTTGCAGCCTACTACGGCGCACAAGGTTTGGCTGGTATCGGCGGAGGCGGCGGGGAAGCAGGTGCTGGCGGAGAGACTGGCGGCGGCTCGGCTGGTCAAGGCATGGGTGGCAAGGGAGACATCGTGCAAGCCATGATGAAGATGCAGCCACAGCAACAGCAAACACCTTACCAAGCGCACATGGTGGCGATTCCTGACGGAACACCGCAAGTCACGCCGGATGAGCGAGTGCAGCGAGAACAGCTGCTCAAGGCGTTGATGGCGAGGGGGCAGGTCTGATGCTTGCCCCAACTGTGCGTCCTGAGCCGACCGTCATCTGGCAGCCCCAGCCGGGGCCGCAGACCGCGCTGCTCGAGTGCGATGTCTTCGAAGTCTTCTACGGCGGGGCTCGAGGCGGCGGAAAAACTGAATCTTCGATCGGGGACTGGCTCCAGCACTCAGCCATGTACGGCGAAGGGGCGATTGGCATCTTCGTCCGCCGGAAACTTACCCAGCTTGCCGAGGTCATCGCTCGAACCAAGCAAATTTTCAAAAAGATCGGAGCCACCTACAATGAGCAGCAAAAAACCTGGACAATGCCGGGAGATGGACGTCTTAAGTTTGTTTACCTCGAAAGAGACTCAGATGCGGAAGAGTACCAAGGCCACAACTACACGCGCATCTACGTCGAGGAGCTTACCAACTTCCCGAATTCCAGCCCTATTGATAAGCTTCGTGCTACGCTGCGCTCTGGTACCGGCGTGCCAGTCGGAATGCGCCTTACTGGCAATCCTGGCGGACCTGGGCACAACTGGGTCAAAGCACGCTATATTGACCCCGATCCCAAGGGCTACCGCATCATCCGCGAGCTAACCACTTTCGACCTCGATGGTGAGAAGAAAACTGTCTACCTCGACAGGGTGTTCATCCCTTCCAAGATCGGCGATAACCTCTTGCTGATGCGGAATGACCCGACGTACATCCTTCGTCTCCGCCAGTCCGGTTCCGAAGCGCTGGTCAAGGCCTGGCTTGAAGGTAACTGGGACATTGTTGACGGTGCATACTTCGATGAATGGTCAGATGCCAATGTGCTTTCCATGGACTGGCTCGATCGCATACCCAAGTCCGCCCTTCGCTTCCGTGCTCACGACTGGGGCTCGGCCAAACCCGCCTCAACCGGCTGGTACGCAGTCTCCGATGGCACCTGGGGACTCCCAAAAGGCGCGCTGGTCAAGTACCGCGAATGGTACACGGCCAAAAAGCCCAATGTCGGCATGAAGCTAACCGCTGACGTCATGGCGATGGGCATCATGACTCGAGAAGGTGCGGTTTTCAACGAGCACGGCCAGAAGATTCGTGACCCAATCGAAGGCGTGCGGTACGGCGCAGCTGACCCTGCGATCTTCATTCGCAACGGCGGACCTTCCATCGGCGAAGTCATGGCCATGAAAGGCTGCGCATGGCGGCCAGCCGACAACAAGCGACTTCCGGGCTGGGAATCCATGCGCTGGCGACTCGCCGGAGACCTCTGCGCGCCGAACGAATTCGCCACTGCGCGGGAAATCGCTCCAGGCGTATGGCGAGCCCCCATGCTCTACTTCCTCGAATGCTGCGAAGACTCGATCCGCACGATCCCGACCTTGCAGCACGACGAAAAGAACCCTGAGGACCTCGACACCGAAGCCGAAGACCACGCAGCCGACGAAACCCGCTACGCTTGTATGTCGCGCCCCTGGGTGCCAAAGGGTGTGCCAGCGCCAGCCTCGAACTTGCCAAAGCTGCCTCAGCAACATACGATCATGGAAATTATCGCTAAGCGAACCGCAGCCCGCAAAGCTGCTCACAACGACTAAGGACATTCAATGCCCGACCAAATCCAGCACAACGACACCGTAAAGCACTGGCTGCAGGAGCTTGAAGCCTCCGGCAAGCGCGAAAAGGACTTCCGCAAGGAAGGTCGTCGTATCGTAGGCATCTACGAGGTCGAAAAGGCGGCGGAAAACGAGTTCAATATCCTCTTTTCCAACACCGAAACCCTCTCGCCTGCACTGTACAACGCCTTGCCGCGTCCGGAAGTCAAGCGCCGCTACAACGACGCCGACCAGATGGGCAAAATGGCGTCAGACGTCGTTAAGCGCTCGCTCATGTACCTGATCGACGCCAACGACAGCGACTATTCGAACTTCGACGATATGATACGCAGTGCAGTGCTCGAGGCTTTGCTGCCCGGTCGCGGCATCACTCGCTTCAAGTACGACGCCCGCATCGAAGGCGAAGGTGCTGACGCCCAGGTCAAGGCCGAATCCGTCTGCGGCGAGGAAGTGCCTTGGGATCGTATCCGCATGGGCTACGCCAAGAAGTGGAAAGATGTCCCTTGGCTGGCTTTCGAGCACTTCATGACCAAGGCGGAAATCGACGAGAACTTCGGCGAGGGAAAGTCTTCCGGCATGACCTTCACCATTCGTCAAGGCGGCGAGGACTCCGAGGATAAGGCTGAAGCAAAAGCCAACGCGGAGGAAGGCGGCGAAATGCTGGCCCATGTGTTCGAGATCTGGCACAAATCCAAAAAGCAGGTCCTCTTCGTCTCTCCGGGCGCTCCGACCGAACTCAAGGTCTCCAAAGACCCTCTTGGCCTGACTGGCTTTTTCCCGTGCCCGCGCCCGCTGCAGCTCACCGCCAAGGTGTCGGACCTTCTGCCTGTCCCCCTCTACAAGATGTACGAGGAACAGGCCAAAGAACTCAACTACGTCACCCAGCGGATCAACAAGATCATGCGGGCGCTGAAGGTCCGTGGCTTCTACGACGGCAGCTTGCAAGGCCTATCCGACCTGATGAACTCGGAGGACAACGCCCTCTTGCCGGCGGAGAACGTCGCCGCGATGATGCAGGGGCAATCCATCGACAAGGCTATCTGGTTCTTCCCGGTGGAAAGGCTGGTCGGCGTCCTTCAGCAGCTCTACCTCCAGCGCGACCAGATCAAGAATGTCATCTACGAAATCACTGGTGTCTCGGACATCCTGCGCGGCTCTTCCGTTGCCTCGGAAACTGCAACTGCCCAGAACCTCAAGAACCAATGGGGCACCCTTCGGCTCAAGCGCGCCCAAAAGGAAGTTGCTCGCTACGTCCGCGATTGCCTGCGCATCATGGCGGAAATCACCGTCGAGCGCCTGGACCAGTCCACCATCATTTCCATGACTGGCCTGCAGTACCCGACTGCAAAGCAAAAGCAGGATGCGCAAGCCGCCGTGCAGCAATTCCAGGCTCAGGCACAGCAAGCCCAAGCAGCTGGTCAGCAAGTCCCTCAGCCTCCTGGCATGGATAAGCTCCAACAAGTCCTCTCGATGCCAACCTGGGAAGACTTGCTCGCTGTCCTGCGCTCGGACCTCCAGCGCAATTACCGCATCGACATCGAAACCAACTCCACTGTCGATGCTGAAGCCACCGAGGACAAGTCTGATGTCGCTGAGTTTCTCAACGCGATGTCCCAGTTCCTCAATGGCATCGCTCCGCTGATCCAGGAAGGCTTCATGCAGTTCGACACTGCGAAAGTCATGCTTCTGGCCATCGTGCGTCGCTTCCGATTCGGCACCGAGGTCGAAGACCAGCTCAACGCAATGCAGGCACCTGCACCGAAAGGTCCTGAATCCGACCCGAAGCTTCAGGCTGAAATGGCGAAGGCCAAGATGCAGCAGCAGATGGATCAGCAGGAAATGGCGCACAAGAAACAGATGGGGGAAATGGAGCTGGAGCTCAAGCGCGCGGAAATGCAGCTGAAAATCGAGGAACTGAACCTCAAGCGCGAAATGATGCAGCAGAAGCACGCGATGGACATCCAGAACCTGCAGAACAAAAACGCTTTGGCTGAAGCACAAGCCCAGACCCAAGCTGTAGGAATGCAGCGTCAGGAAGAGCTGGCCCAGGCCCAACATGGCCATGCGCAGGCCGACATGGAACGCCAGAACCAACTCGCGGAACAGCAAGCCGCGCAACAGGCTGCACAGGCACAGCAAGATGCTAAGCAGCCATCTAACAAAGGGGAATGAAGATGCCAACTTACGATTACAAGTGCCCGGAAGGGCACATTACCCAGCGGGTGACTTCGATCAAAGCCTACCAGCGGACAACCGAATGCGAATGCGGCAAGATGGCCGAGCGCTTCATAACTTCTGCGCCGATGGGCTTTGTCAAAGGCGACATCCCTGTATATACTTGCCCGATCACTTCCAAACCGATCACCAGCCGGAAAGAGCACGAAGCTAATCTGGCACGGCATGGCTGTCGCATCCTGGAAACGGGGGAAAAAGAAGCCATGCTCAGGCAGCGTGAGAAGGTGGAAGCTGAGCTGGACAAGAAAATCGAAACCAGCGCTGAAGAGTTTGTCGAAAAACTCCCAGCCGCAAAGCGGGAACAGCTCGGCCGCGAACTTGACTCCGGGCTTGATGTAAGTGTGGTACGACACTAAGGGGATAGAAAATGTTTGTAAAGCGCAATATGAGTGGTTTGCTGGTCCGCCTGATGAAGCCTCTCGAAGATGAAGGTTCGGCGGGTGGCAGTGGCGCAGACTTCGATATCGCTGGTGCGGTGGAATCGATCGGTGAGGGGCTGTTTGGCAAGTCCGACTCGGCCACGGACGCCCCGCCGGACGACGACGCGGGGGCACACGGTGATAAAACGGGCGCGACGCCCACGGATACGGACCCGGTCAAGACGACGCCGATTGCGCCATCTGCTGGCCAACCCACTCCGCCTGCCGACGGCACCACCCCGGCAGCTAAGCCGCTGGAAGCCCCCAAAACATGGCGTCCGGAGGCTGCTGCTGCCTGGGCCACTCTGCCGGCCAATGTGCAGGAAGAAGTTCTGAAGCGCGAAGCCGATATGTTCAAGGGCATCGAAGGCTACAAAGCCCATGCCACCATCGGCCAGACCTTCGCGCAGATCGCTGCCCCGTATCAGCAGTTTTTTGCCCAAACGCAGACCGATCCGGCACAGCTGACCAATTCCCTGTTCCAGGCCCATGCGGCCTTGTCCTTGGGGTCGCCGGAACAAAAGCTGGCCAAGCTCAACGAAATCGCCAGTCTCTACGGCGTGCAGCTTCAGCCTGCTGACCCCGATGCAGCGCCCTACATCGACCCGCAAGTAAAGGCCTTGCAAGCGGAATTGGCTTCGTTAAAATCGCAAACATCGGCCCAAACCCGTTGGCAGCAAGAGCAGACCCAGCGTGAGCACGAGCGCATCCGCACTCAGCTTACTTCCGAAGTCGATGCTTTCGCTGCCGATCCGGCCAACGTCTACTTCAACGATCTTGCCGACGACATCGTCAAGTTGTTGCAAGGCGGCGTAGCCAAGGACCTGAAGGACGCCTACGAGCAGGCTGTGTACATGAACCCTGTGACCCGCCAAAAGGAAATCGACCGGAAAGCCAGCGAAACGGCTGAAGCTGCCCGGAAGGCCGCGGCGGACAGAGCGGAGAAGGCACGGCAAGCCACCGGCGCGAATGTGAAGGCAAGTGCAAAACAGGCAAGCGGAACGGCGGCCCTGGGGAGCATGGACGACACGCTGCAAGCGACTCTGAACAAAATCAAGAGCCGCGAGAAGTAATTCATTCATCATAAACCTGAGGAGCTTTTATGCCATCCCCGAACGCAATCTTCACGGAACTGGTCACTACGACCTTCCGTAAACACCGCAAGGACATCAAGGACGCGGTGTCGAACAACAACGCACTGCACCAGCGCCTGACCTCGAAGGGTAACCTGCGTCACGAAGACGGCGGCCTGTCCATCGTCACCCCGCTGGATTACGCGCAGAACCAGACCTACCAGCGCTACTCGGGCTACGATACGCTGAACGTCGGTGCTTCGGACGTGATCTCGGCTGCTGAGTACCAATGGCGCCAGATCGCCATCAACGTGACCGCCTCCGGCCAGGAGCTGCGCACAAACAACGGCGACAGCCGCATCATCAACCTGGTCAAGTCGCGCATGAAAAACGCGACTCGCACCTTCAAAAACAACTTCTCGTTCGACCTGTATTCGGACGGCACCCTGGCTAACCAGATCAACGGTCTGCAGGCCCTGGTGAGCGACACCGGCCAAGGCACCGTCGGCGGCATCGACTCGGCGACCTGGGCATTCTGGCGTAACAAGGTGCAGTCGGCGGCAGCTCCGCTCCAGGGCGGCGGCGCCGTCACCGTCGGCAAGGACACCATCGAACAGCTGATGCTGTACCTGTGGCTGGCGCAAGTCCGCGGCGACGACAAGCCGGACCTGTGGGTGGCCGACAACAACTACTTCGGTCTGTACGAGCAGTCCCAGATCTCGTTCAAGCGCTACACCAGCGCCGGCGAGGCTAAGGGCGGCTTCATCAGCCTGAAGTACAAGGACGCTGACGTGATCTTCGACGGCGGCAGCGGCATTCCGGCAAACCACATGTACAGCCTGAACACGGACTACATCGAGCTGGTGGCCCACACCGACGCGGACATGACTGTCATGGACGAAATGAAGCCGTACAACCAGGACGCCGCGGTGATCCCGATCCTCTGGATGGGCAACCTGACGGTCTCGAACCGTATGATGCAGGGCGTGCTGAAAGCCTAAGCGCCCGGCGACGGTTATTCCCCCGGATTACCTAACCGTAATTCCGGGGATTTTCAAATTCAGTTTCTGGAGATTCTCTATGGCTTTCTCAGCTAACGGCTTGGTGGGTGCCAACACTTCCCGCCGCACGCAGACCAAGGAATACGCCCTGGGCTCGCCCCTGATCGGCAACGACAACAACAGCTACGTTTACGTGCAAGCTACCGGCGCCATCGCAGCTGCCGCAGCCTGCTCGGTTAACGGCGCTTTCGCGGCCACGACTGGCGCAGGCAACTACACCGCTGACGCAGCCTTCGCTGCCGGCGACTACGGCTGGGTCCGCAAGACCGCTTCGCCGTTCTAAAGTCCATCGCAGTCCCCTCGGTGGTTTCCTCAGGGCTTCGGCCCTGGGGTTTTTTAGGGGAAGATTAAGGGGAAATTTAAAATGGTACAACGACTCGAAGAACGCCCACCGTACATCGTCTTTTCCACTGTCTCGGTGGAGGACCGCGAAGCGTCGATCAAAGCAGGTCACTACGTCGGCAAAGATGTCGATATGGCCCACATCACCCCGGCCGGCAGCAAGGACCGCATCGAGCGCGTCGTGGCCGACTGGTTCCCGCAACTCCGCATCGATCAGGAAGCCGGCCGTATTCCCGCTGAATGGGTCCGTTACTACAACGAAGCCTACAAAGCTTTCAAGGATGGTCAGGAAGCTCCGGTTAACGGCATTCCGCTGGCTGATTGGCCGGGCCTGTCGCCAACCCTCTTCAAGACCCTGACCAGCCTGCACCTGCGCTCTGTCGAGGACGTGGCTGCCGCCAACGAGGAAACGATCAGCCGTATGGGCATGGGCGGTCGCAGCCTCAAACAGCGCGCTATCGACTATCTGGCAGCGGCCAACGACGTCGGCAAGGTGGCTGAAGACGCTTCGGCAATGCGCATCGAACTGGAGCGTGCCAAGTCCCGCAACGACGACCTGGAAGCGAAGCTGGCAGCCCTGACCGCACAGGTCCAAGCACTGGCGCCGCAAGCCTCGAACAGCCCGCAAGCCGCCGGCAGCGACATCAGCCTGGACGACCTCGGCCTGGGCCAGAAGCTCTGATAAGGAATCTCCATGACCCTGTTAGAACTCATCAAGGAATTTTCAGCACGCCGCGGCCTGCCCATCCCGAATCTGGTGATGGGCTCGCAGGACGACCAGACGCTGCAACTTGTCGGGCTGCTGAACGAAGTCCTCGAAGACTTGACTACCCGTTATGTCGGGACTGCTCTGCAGAAGCAGGCGTCATGGACGATTAAGCCTACCGAAAGCCAAGGCAAGCTGCGCGACCTCTGCCCGTTCGGTTTCAAGTGGATCATCAACAGGACCTTCTGGGATCGGTCGAGGCAGCAGCCGATTAGCGGGCCTGTCTCCCCTGTAGAATGGCAGGGCCTGAAGGCTTCCAGTGCGGTCGGTGTCAATCTGGCCTACCGCCTCGTGGGTGGTGAGCTGCTCATGGCTGGTGCCCTGGGGTCGGAAACGACACTCGCGCTGGAATATGCCTCGGATTGGGCAGTGCAGGCGGCAGATGAAAGCTTCAAGTCGCGCTTTACTGCCGACGACGATACCTGCCTCTTCCCTGACGTTGTGCTGCTGGCCGGCCTCAACTGGAAATTCAGACTGGAAAAGGGCCTCAAGTACGCTGAAGCCTTCCGGTCGTACGAAGTGGCTCTCAGCGAATTCAATGGCCACGATGGCAGCAAGGCTGCTCTGTCGATGGATGGCGGCTGTGCTTCCGCCCGTCCTGGGATCGTGGTCCCCGCAGGTAATTGGAGGATTCCTTAATGCGTCAAGCTCTCTCTGAAGGGGGCGTTAACAGCGCCCGTTCCCGCACTTTGCCGGCCCCCATTGGGGGCTGGAACGCTTCTGACTCCATCGCAGATATGTCGGAGAAGGAGGCAGTCTACTTAGACAACCTCTTCCCGCGCACTTCCGATGTGCAGCTGCGTAAGGGTTATGTGAAGCAGGGTTTTTTGCCAGCTGGCGCAGAGATTCGTTCCCTGATGGGCTACAAGTCGCCGACTGGAGTGGCAAAGATCTTCGCAGGCACGCAGCAGGGCATCTTCGATGTCACGGCGGGAGATTCCGCTGCTTCGGTGACAGGTTCCACCAAGGGCTCGTGGCGTTACACAAATGTCACAACTGCTGGAGGCTCCTTCCTGCTGGCCTGCAACAATCAGGACAAAATGAAGCTTTACGATGGTGCTACTTGGAAGGATTTGGACGACACCTCAGCACCTGCGATCACTGGCATTACCACGTCTGAAGTGGCGAACATTTCCAAGTTCAAGACGCGCGTGATCCTGTGCAAGCGGGACAGTTTGTCGTTCTGGTACCTTCCGAATAATGCCATCGCCGGGGCTGCCACGGAATTCCCGCTTGGTGCACTGTTTCAGAAGGGCGGCTATCTGATGGCCACCACGACCTGGACGATGGACAGTGGCAACGGCCCGGACGACTACTTCGTCGCCATCACATCTGAAGGCGAAGTTGCACTTTACAGGGGCACCGATCCGTCGCTCTCGACCACCTTTGCCCTCGTGGGGGTGTTTCAGCTGGCTAAGCCTATGGGCCGGAACTGTTTCGTCAAGCTCGACAGTGACACCGCAGTCATCACGCAAGCTGCGATTTATCCGCTGTCGAAGGCCCTGTCGACGACGAACAAGAGCATTGCGCTGACCCGGCGCATCCAGCGAGCCTACGCAGATTTCGCGCAGGAACACGCTGACCTGTTCGGCTGGCAAATTGTGCTGTTTCCTGAAGCGTCGATGTTACTGGTCAACGTACCGATACTGAACTATTCCAGTCGCAACATCGTCTACTCTTACCAGTTTGTCATGAACACGATGACTGGTGCATGGTGCCGTTTCACAGGCATGCACTCCGAGGCGTGGTTGGCCTTTGACGGAGAGCTGTACTTCGCCCTGCACAACTTCATCTATCGGGCATGGGAAGGCAACAGCGACAACGGCGCTGCAATCACCGGCCTGTGCAAGACTGCCTTCACTCCCTTCGGCTCTCCGCGCAACAAGCAGGTGAAGATGGTGCGTCCGGTCTTTCAGACCGACTCCGCCGTGACCCTGCAAATGGGCATCGACACAAACTTTGCTGACAACACTCTTCAAAGTTCAAAGGCGTCCTACGCTCAGGCGGTTTCCCGCTGGGATTCTGCAAAATGGAATGAGGCTGTCTGGAACGGCTCTTCCTCTGTCATCGCCCAATGGCGCAGCGTCAATTCCCACATAGGACGCACGGCAGCCTTGCGCTTGCGCGTCTCGGGCAAGGATGTTACGATGACATGGATTGCTACAGACTTTCTCGTGGAAGATGGAGACATATTTTGAAGATTGACTGGAGCCAGAACGAACAGCATCGCTTGATGGCCGAAAATGCCATCGGTGTGCAGTTTCGTGGGGAACCAACCTACTGGCTTTCAGTCATCAATTCCGCTGGAGAGGTGGCTGCCGTGGTTGTGTACTGCGGCTTTACTTCTTGCAGCTGTGAGCTGAGTGTGGCGACGTTCTCGCGCTATGCTTGGACGAGGAAGGTTTTACGAGACATCTTATCATACCCCTACCATCAACTTGGGCTGCGACGGCTTCACGCCTACACGCGCGCTGATTCGATGGTAGCTGCTGAACAGCTTAGCCGGTTCGGCTTTCGCGTAGAAGGTTTGCTGCGAAACTGGTACCCCGACTGCCACGGCATCCTTCACGGACTCTTGAAAGAGGAATGCAAATGGATCTGATTTACTTCACCCCACCCCCCAGCCGTGGTCCGTTTGGCCGCTATGGCCGCTTGTTCAAAGGCGGCAGCGCGCCTGCCGCACCGGACCCTGTTGCGACTGCAAACGCACAGGCTGACGCCAACATCAAAGCGGCAAACGAGACGGCAAATCTCAGCCGTACGAATGAAGTTTCCCCGTTCGGCAACACGACCTGGTCCAAGGACCCGAATAACACCTGGACCAGCACCTTCACGCTCGACCCGAAGATTCAGGGACTACTGGATCAGGTCTATACGAACGCCAACAGCCCGGCAAAGCCTGTGGACACTGGCGCTCTTCCGGGCGTAGGCTCGGCGCAGAGCTATCGTTCGGCGAACCCTGCAGCGGATATGTCTGGCCAGATCACCCAAGCTCAAGGGGTCACTAGCTCGGCAGCATCGAATGCGCAGCTTGGCCAGCACAACATGGCTGACCTGCTTAAGACTGCCATGCCGACGGCTGATGAAACCATGCGGCAGAAGGTGGCGGACGCCTACTACAAACAGGAAACCTCGCGCCTGGACCCGCAATATCAGCAGATGGAATCAGAGATGCGTAGCCGCCTGGCCAACCAAGGTATCACGGAAGGTTCGGAAGCCTACAATCGTGAGCTGGATTCGTTCAACCGCGGTCGTACTGACGCCTACTCGACCGCTACGAACAGTTCGATTACCAACAGCACGGACCAGATGCTGAAGCAGCTGCAAGGTCAGCTCGCAGCGCGCGGCCAAACGATGTCGGAAGCTCAAGGTGCGATGGGCATGTATACTGGTGCAAACAGTAACCTCACCGGCACGCTGACCGCAGATTCCCAGCTCAAGGATGCTGCGTCGAACCGAGCTGTGACGCAGCAAAATGCCGACGCATCGGCCCGCGCAAACGCACTGAACGAGCAGCTGCAACTTCACAATCTGGACGTATCCGACAAAACCAACCTGATCAATCAGCTAATGGCGCTGCGCACCGGCGCGCAAGTACAAGGGGCAGGTGCGGGGCAAATTCAGGTCGCCGCAGCTCCGGTCGCGCAGTCGATCTACAACACATACCAAGGAAAGCTTCAGGAGAGCCAAAACAGCTCCAATAGCACGAACTCGATGCTGGGAACTGGCGGCGCGCTCATCGGTGCTGGTATGCAGTCTGGCGTCTTGCAGAGCTTCTGACCATGTTCAGCCAACTTGTGATGGATAAAATCCGGGAATTACGGGCGAGTATTCCGCCGGTAAATCTCGCCGACCCTGCAATTCTCAGGGCCAATCTTCTCTTCGTGGCCCACATGATCCGGGCTACTGAAGACCTCTTGCTGGAGGCTGCGCAAGCTTCCCGCGGGGTGGGACACTTCAAGTCTCTCCTGCAAAACTACTTCATCAGCCACTACGAAGAAGAACAACAGCACTACGAATGGCTGATGAAGGACCTGGGGCTTGTGACGCTGAAAGAGCCGGATTGGCTGGCTGCGGAAGTTGTCGGGGCGCAGCTCTACCTCATCAAATACTTCAGCCCGGTGGCGCTGTTAGGCTATATGGCTGTGCTGGAAGGCGATCCGACACCACTGGCACAAGTAGAGGTGCTGGAAGAACTCCACGGCCCACACTTGCTACGCTGCATCCGTTTTCATGCTGAACACGATCTCGAGCACCGAAAGGAGCTGTTTGACGTGATTGACAAAGTGCCAAGCGAGCTGCAAAGTATCGTCATGGAAAGCGCTGTCCACACCGTCTTGCTGATGCACAGTGCGCAAAAAACTTGGAGCTGAAAATGCCAACACCGAATTATAACTTCGACGTACAAACAGCTGACATCGCACGGCGGCAAAAGATTGCTGATGCGCTGTCGTCGGGGCAGCTCGTACCAATGCAGAACCTCAGTCAGTTGCCGGGTGGGGTAGCTGGCGGCGCGATGGCTTTCGCCGCCCCGATCATTCAGGCGCTGCTCGGCAAGCGCATGCAGGAGAACCTTAAAACGGAACGCTCTGACCTGACCCAACGCTACGAAAGCGGGCTCAGCGAAGGCATGCAGAATTATTATAGCACTTACAATGGCGACACCGAGCACGGGGTTAAGGGCGATCCACGCAAAGCCATTGCGAATGCGATCGCGTCGAACCATCCTGCGCTGCGCGAGTTTGCAATGAAGCAGGCCGCTGAGTGGAGCAAAGGCCAGCTCACGCCGAAAGATTTGGCTGGCTACGCGAATCCGCAAGATGTCGTCTCAAGTCCGAACGACCCGAGTAAGTGGACTGGTAAGCGCGATATCAAGGACTCCGGTGGGATTCTGTACGATGGTAACACTGCCAAAGTCGTCACGCTCGAAGGTCCGCAGCCAACATTCCCTGTGATCAACGGCGATCGTTATCAGAAGTCGCCTTCGACCGGCGCGGAGAAGAAACTGGACAATGCACCGAAGGTCACTGTTGGCGTGCACCCCACTGTCGTCAACGCAGGCCAAAAGGCAGGCATGCAGGAGTACTTCAAAAATGCGGCTACTCAAGTTGGCGACCTGGGCAAAATCGCGACGCAAGCCCAGAATAACAAACAGTCGATTGCAGAGCTTCGCAGTCTCGATTCGAACGGCATCTTCTCCAATGTCCAGACAGGTCCGGCGACCTTCCTCTCGAACCTGGGGCAAGGGCTCGGCATTCAAGTTGACACTTCGAAGCTCGGGAACACGGAAGCCTACAACGCTCTGACGACCGAGCTGTGGCAGGGCCTGGTGTCCAAGTACGGCGGCAACCGCGGCGTGACGCAGCAGGAAGCTGCGGAAATCAAGAAGATGCTCCCGCAAGCCGCTTCGTCTCCGCAGGCGCGTCAGCAGCTGTTTAACATCCTGGATCGCGCAGCAGACCGGCAGATCGCACAATACCAATCGGCTAATGCTGCGTTTGCCGAGGCCTCGAAAGCTGACGATCCGACGATCTTCTCGCAGAAGTTCCAGGGCGTGTATACCCCGACGCCGAACCAGCCTGCTCCTGTCACGCAGCCAAAGTCGAAGCAACCTACTGTCTCTAACTGGTGATCTATGCCGCGAAATATTACTGTTACCTTCTCGGACGGCAGCACACACGTCTACCAAAATGCTCCTGACAATATTACTCCGGAGCAGGTATCTGCACGCGCATCGCAGGACTTCGGGAAGCAGGTGGCCTCTCTTGACGGTGGGCGCAAGCCTGTCGAACGCGGATTCTTCGACACTGTCAAGGACACGGCAGCAAACGTCGGCACCCACCTCGTTAAGGGCTTTACCGGCCTTGCGACGATGGCTGGCGATGCGATGGCCGACGACCCGCAAGTGCGCTTGGGTGTTGACGCAGCGGAAAAAGCGCAGGGATTACCGACCGGGAGCCGTCAGCCACGTGTAGGAGAGCTGATGCAGCAGGTTGGTAAGCTGGGTTACCAGCCGAAAAACGGGACGGAGAAGGTCATTGCGGCGCTGGCCGCAGGCGCTGGTGGTGGGTTGTCTGGTCCGGGTGCAGTGCTTGCCCCGGCCAAGGCTGCGTTAACTGGCATGGGCGCTGCGGTGGGCTCGGAACTCGCTGGAGAAGCTACGAACCACAACCCGGCTGCTACGCTCATCGGCGGAGTGCTAGGCGGCGGAGTGACCGGTATGGCAGTCAATATGCGCGGCAACACGCAGGCACTGGCCAGGGAAGCTCTGCGCGACACCAAGCCGCAGGACCTGGAGGCGGCTAAACAGGCAATGCTCGAAGCTCAGAAGGCGGGTGTCCCTGTCAACCTGTCCCAGGCAATGCCAAATCCTTCCAACGTCGATACCATCGTCAACACACTGGCAAACAGTCGGTACGGCACGAAGGTGACTAAGCAGCTCCGGGCACAGCCGCAACAAGTGGAAATGGGCATGGAGGATCAGCTGCTGAACCTGCCGGGACAAGTGCGCGCACCGCAGACTGTGGCTAACAATGCGCAGGAAGTCGCGACCCAGATCATCAACGGCGCCAAGCAAGGGCGTTCTGAAGCCTGGAGGGCCGCGTTCGATCGTGAGCTGGGTAAGCTGCAAGACCTCGCAAAAGGTAACCTCCGCGCAGCTGTAGCTAAAGCTGCTGAGGCGGCCACCAAATTTAAGCGGACGGCCCAGGGAGAGGCAGCGCTGCAAGGTCAGATCGATACGTCGGCGCAAGGTGTGCTGGCCCGGAAGCAGGCAGAGCACGCTGCGGCGGTGGCTGCAATTCGCCAGCGCAATGATGCTGCAATGGCAGAGCACGAGAAAGCGCTTGCCAACTGGAAGCCCGATACTCACATGGAGCCGGTCCCGGCAGGTATGGGCTCGGATGGCGCACAGAACTTCTTCGAGCTGCCGCAGTTCGGGCAAGATGCGGCAGCTCGCGTGGCAGCTCGCGGCCTGCGCAACGAGGTGATGCCAGAAGTGGCAAATGGCCGGGGGGTTATACAGCTTGAGGATGGTTCCAGCGCCGCAGCCAAGTATGGCAAGCCGCAGCCACCGCAACAGCCTAAGCTCGAGAGCTACCCTCCAGCGCCGCAACTTGAAGCAGGCACATTCCCGAAAAGCGCACCCGCCGCTCGGCAAGAGCTGGACGCGGCTAACGGCGCGGTGGGGGATGCCAGAAAAGCGCTCCAAAACGTCGGAGAATTGCCGCAGGATGCCGTTTCCGCCGCCTACAAACGGCTCACCCGCGAGGCGGAAGCGCGTCCGAATACAGGCCTGGGTGCTGCGATCCTGGAGCTGCGGGATAAGCTCGTGCGGAGCGCCAGTGAGGGCTTTATCACCAACGTCGAGCAGCTGAACAATATCCTCAAGGATACGACCAACAAGCTCAAGGCACCTGACCTCGCAACGAAGGGGCTGGATGCCGGTGACACAAAGATGCTTGGCGGCCTCGTTAATGAACTGCGAGACGGCTGGGGCGCAAAGTTCTCTCCCTATCGCGAGGCTAACGCGACTTACCGCGAGGTGACTGATACTGTCGTCAATCCACTGAAGAAATCAGTTGTCGGCGAAATTGCAGGACGCCGCGGTGCGCTCCCGGATGCCGATGCAGTCAAAACGAAGCTGATGGGCGTGTTCAATGCAGGCACAGTGCCGGGGGCAAAGAGCAGCGAGATTCTCGCCCTCGAAAAGCAGTTCCGTAATGTCAAGGAATCGGAAGCCTCGGTAGCTGGGTCGGCTGCCTATCAGGATGCCGCGAAAACCTGGATGGCCTCAAAGATTTCTGAGGCATCCCGCGTACAAGGTGGACGCGTGGACCCGAACATCGCCAGCCGACTAGAACAGACTTTCCTGGGCAACGACACTAAGGCCCAAGGGTTCAAGGATATGCTTGTTGGGCTGGCGCGCAGTCAAGGCAAACCGGACGGAACCTATGTGGAAGGCGTGACGAAGTTCCTTAAAGTGGCTTCGATGGCGGCGCGTCGTCCAGGAACTGTGCAGGGTGTCAGCGAAGGCGGCGCTGCGGAGATTGCTGGCCGGACCATCGCCAACGCGGGTGGGTCAACTACGGTCAATCCGTTACGTAACTTGATGCTCCGCTGGTCGGAGCGGCTACAGGCCGATGCCTATAAGGAGATGGATCGGTTGTTGACAAGCCCGGAAGGCGTCGATATGCTGCAGACACTTGCTAAGAAACCGGCTTTGTCGCCTGCCGCCCAAGCTGCTATTTCGACCTTCTTGGGTGCAAACGCAGCTAGGATAGACGACCCGGTTCCAGACTACGAACAATAATTCCGCCGGATTACGCCGCTGTAATTCGCCGGAGAAAGGACCATAATGGCTTTTGACGGCAACGGGATTTTCCAGCTCCCTTCTCCGGCGTACCCGCTCATCCCGAACACTACGGCATCGGCAGAGGATATGAACGCCATTCTGGCGGAGATTGCCGCTGCCCTGTCCAGCACCATGCCCAAGGACGGAACTGGCGGACCGACTGCCAATATCAACTGGCAAAACTTTAAAATCCTCAGCCTTGCCAATGGAACCAGTGACGGCGATGCAGTCAACTACGGCCAGGTTTTTAAGAATCCCTCTTTCGTTGCTCCGAAGGCCCAGGCGTCCCCTGCCTTCGGTGACAACAGCCTGCTGCTCGCTACGACTGAATGGGTCCGCAACCTCACGCTGAATTCGGCGCTCCCGGGCCAGGTGCCGGCCAAAGCTGGCTTCTTCCTGCGCACTGACGGTGCGAACGCTGACTTCGTGAGCATCGACAGCCGCGGACACTCCCACGCGGACAAGGGCAATTCCGGCGTCGTTGCACAGGTTTGTGACTACTCCGTGACTGAAACGTGGCAGATTACCGTGACCGGCAACACCACGATCAGCTTCACCGGCTTTCCCGCTGGGCGCATGTGTGTTGGGCTGCTGAAGCTCAAGAATGGCGGCGCCTTCACCACGGCGTTTACGGGTATTACCTGGATCAAATCCGATGGTGCAGAAACTTCTCAGTTCTCGGACCTAGGCATCACGTTGCAGGCCAACGGCACGGACAGAATCATTATCTGCGCTGAGCCGGGCGCAACTCCCTGGGCAAAGGTGGTACGATGAGCCTGCTGTTTCTGTTAGAGATAGCCAAGGCGAGAAAACTCGTCACGGTAACAGCTCCTGTTGGGGCAAGCACTTGGACTGCGCCAGCAGGCGTGACTCGACTGGAATCGCTGGTTGGTAAGGGTGGGTCTGGTAATGCGGCTTATTCTGACCCGGATGTGCAGCGCAGTTTCACGGTCGCAAGTGTCGTTTCCAGTGCCAGCGGTGCGGCGTCGAATGTGCCTTATGACACTTACAGCAATGTCTGGGCGTTCATGCAGAATGTCCAGTCGCAGGTTAACACAGCCAATTACGCGTCTGGCGGTAACACTGGCGGTAAGCTGACCGTTACGGTCTATACTAACAACTCTTACGATGAGACCACCAGCGGTGTTAACTGGACTCGTCCGGTGCCTAACACGGCTGTTATCAGCACAGTCGGCATTCCGACCAGTGGCAACATCACTTACGGGGCAAGTGGCACTGGCACGATAACTTATACTTCATCTGGGCTCTCGCACTCAGCAACTACCGGCGCGAATACCACAGGGTTCGGCAAGACCTTCGCTGGCGGTTCTGGCGGACCAGCCGGCTCTGCCTCCTACGCCAATGTGCCAGTTGTTGCTGGAACTGTGTATAACCTGTCCGTAGCCTCCGGCGGTTCGCTGGTGTTCACGTACTTACAATAAGAGAAAATCTATGACCGACCGTATCCCGCTGACCGAAGAGCAGATCGATGAGATCGCAGAAAAAGCTGCCCAAAAGGCGCTCGGCAAAATGACCAACTTGATGTATCAGGAAATCGGCAAAACAGTCGCCAGCAAATTTTTCCTGATCATCGGCACGCTGGCAGTCGCAGTTGTCGGGACTTACCAGGCCGTCACACACTTCACAAAATAAGGAGGTAGCATGGTACCGATTGTTGCGGAACTGCTAGCACAGGGATTGAGTATCCTTGGCGGGGCTGTAGTGGCCAAGGGGAAAGAAGTTGTCGAGGACAAGCTTGGCATCAAACTCCCCTCCGGAGCGCTCAGCGCCGATGATGTGTTCAAGCTGAAGCAGCTTGAATTCCAGCACGAGGAGTGGCTGATCAATGCACAGCTTCAAGACCGTGCGCAGGAGCTCGAGTTTCAGAAGTCCCAGGAAACGAACATCAGCGACCGTTGGAAGGCGGATATGGCGTCCGACTCCTGGCTCTCGAAAAACATCAGGCCGAGCGTGCTGCTGTACATTCTGACCGCCTACACGTTGCTTGCGCTGATGTCAGCGTTCGGCTTGAACGTATCGGAAGCGTATGTTACGCTCTTGGGTCAGTGGGGCATGCTGGTGATGACCGCCTACTTTGGCGGCCGCACTCTCGAAAAAATCAAGCTGGGGAATAAGTAATGACGATCCCAATTCCTAAAGGGTATCAGCAGCTGACCGGTCTGGCAGCTGTAAAAGGGCTCAATGTGCCGATCGGCGCAAACTTCGCAATCATTCGCTGTACCGGGGCAGATGTACGCTGGCGGGATGATGGCGTAGACCCAACAGCCGCAGTCGGCTATCCGCTGACTGTCGGAGACGAGCTGAAGTATGACGCCGTGACTGGCCTGCCTAACCTCAAATTCATCGAGCAGGCGGCAAGCGCAGAAGTCAGCGTCAGCTACTACGGAGTGTAAGATGCAGACGAAAACCAATTCGATAGCGTCTGTGCTGAATACGCTCAGGGGGTTGCGCACTGACGTTGACGCGAAAGTGGCAAGTGTGAATACTGTGACTCCGGCAGCCGGCGGCAATGTTACGCTGACGACCGACAACGTACAGGAAAGCGCGACGCCGACTAACCAGTGGTTCTCGATGAGCAGGGTGCGGGCGACCGTGCTGACAGGCCTTGGGGTTGGTGCGAATGCTGTGATCGCGGCCACGGATACGCTCCCGGCTGCGTTTGCGAAGCTGCAAGCGCAGGTGAGTGCGAATGCAACTGCGCTCGGGGGGAAGCTGGATTCGACCCTGAAGGATGCGCAGAACGGTGTAGCTGGGCTGACGAACTACGCACTTAACCTGAAAGATGCTACCGGAGCGTTTCTGTCGAAGGTTGTTAATGCGGCGACTGCGGCGAGGACTTGGACGCTGCCTGACAAGGACGGGACGTTTGCGATGCTGTCGGATGTTCAGTCTGGTGCGCTGGTGCCTCTGGGATCATACAACATCAGCTCCGCTGTGAGCAACATCGACTTTTTGACGATATTCACAGCGCAGTGTAATGAAGTCGTTATTGTAGGTGAGGGCCTTCAGTCAACTACAGCTTCCGGGACTATTACCATGCAAGTGGCCATCGGTGGTGCTGTGCAGACGGGCGTTAACTATTTTATAGGAGCTGGCGAAGCTGCGACCCTTGCAGCTGGCGCGCAATTCGCACTTCACCCCAGCACAATGGCGGCTAACGGGAGCCTTTCCCTGAAAATATCGCTGTTGAATGTTAACGACACTTCAAGCGTAAGGGAGAAGACTATCTTTGTGGCCGGAAGTCAACTGGACAACTCTTCTACCCGCAAAGCCATTCTGCGCGGAGGTCAATATGCTGGTGTTGCCGGAGCGCTCAGCGGATTTCGTATCCTCTCCTCCGCGCCCTTGACGGCAGGGACCTTCAGAGTATACGGCATTAAGAACAGTTAAGGGTGAGGTATGACTTACATGATTGGGTATTGGGACGCAGAGGCGAGTGAGCAGCGTGAACGCGCTATGACGGCAGAAGAGACGGCCGATTTTCAGGCTAGGCTTGCGGGGCAAGAAAAGCTGCTCATGGACGACTATCTAGCAGAAGTGCGAAGTCTCCGCGAACGTATTCTGATTCGTCTCGGAGGCATTGCCACTGCTGCCATCGCCACAAGCGATCAAGCCACAATAGACGCCTATCTGCTTGCCAGACAGCGTCTGCTCGACATTACCAAGCTCCCGGCGGCAGTGGCAGCGACAACCAAGGCAGATCTGGAAACTGCCATCAAGGCCGAGTATCTGGACATTGTTGCCAGTGTCACGGCATCCCTCAAAACCGCTTTCGATCAGGTGGATCAATGACTACGATTATCATACTGATGTTGGTGATGCTCATCCCCGCAACGTGGCTGCAATACCTCGCTATCATGGCGCTGGCGGCGGCAGAGCGTAATGGCCGCATGACCGCGTGGGCTCGGCGCTTCGGGATGGTTTTGCTGGGAATCGGCTATCTGAGCGATTTCCTGCTCAACGTGACCGTGGGGACCGTGCTGTTCCTGGAACTCCCCCGCGAATGGCTCCTATCCCCGCGCGTGGCACGGCTGCAAAAGGGGCAGGGGTATCGGGCAACGGTCGCCGGATGGGTATGCAAGAATCTCCTCGACCCATTCGATCCGTCGGGTTGTCACTGTAAATAAGGGGGAAATATGAGTCTCGTACAAGAGCAAGCGGCGTTCCTGCTGGACGCTACGGCATTGATTCAATTCGCCACGAATCAGGGTTTCCAGGTGACTGGCGGGGAATTGTTCCGCACGGCAGAGCAGCAAGAAATCTACGTCAAGACCGGGCGGTCGAAGACGATGAATTCCAACCACCTGCGTCGTCTGGCTATCGACCTCAATTTCATCAAGGACGGTAAGCTCTGCTACGACGCAAAGTTGCTGGAACCCATCGGGGCTTATTGGGAAGCACTGCACCCGAAGAATAGGTGGGGCGGTCACTTCCAGAGCCTGAAAGATATGCCCCACTTCGAACGCAACGTTTAAGCGTTAGGGCCGGCGGTGACTGTGTGGTTGCCAGCGCTCATGGTGATCTTGAGCAAACCCGCACGGACGCAGCCGGCCAGAATGTCTTCGAAATCCCGCATAGACGGGAAGTAAGCATGGACATAGCGGTACATGTCAGTATAGCTGACACTCCCTGATCGCTTCACAAACTCCACCATACGGTCAGCGTAGACGGACTGCTCAGTCTTGCCGATCTTCGAAAACACCATCGCCATATCCGGTTCAAGGTCCGCGAGCATCGCATCCGCCACTGACAGGTATTCGTCGGTGATGAGTCGCCTGTCGTTGGCGGAGGCTGACAGAACCATAGCGAGCTTATGCAGATGGGTCTGCTTTCGCGCGATGTAGCCGCCAAAACGCTCGTCATCCAGGTTGGCCGGGCGCTCGCGATAAAGCTTGCGATACCACGATTCCCCCCATAGCACGGCTTCTCGCGTCATGGTAAACACCCCAGTCATCGTGCTGATCTGCTCCAGGTCTGCCACCAACTTCGCAGCCGTTTCGCTCATATCTTTCGGCACTTCGAGTCCGGGATATGCCACGTACTTAGCTTTCTTGTCGGCGTAGACGAAGATGCAGCGCGAGGTGAAGCCGCCCCCTACCATATATTCTGGAAAGTTGCCGGCGATCCAGGCAGGGGTGGTGCATGCGATGAGATTCAGGAATGGATTGACCACGGTATCGTTACCAGAATGCTTGGTCTTTTTCTCCAGAGCGCCTTCCTTGCCATCCCAGAGATTGACCAGCATATCGACCATATCCTTGTCGTGAGGGTTCAGCAGATTGCCGAATTCAGACGATTCGATGGTTAATGCGGACATTGGCTTGAAACCGTCTTCGAAGGGAAACTCTTCCGTCACCTCGGCCATCGAAGCAAGAAGAGCTTGCATGGTCACGACAGATGGGCCGAACTTCACTCCGGGAACTTGCTTGAGTAGGTCCATACCAATTCCGGCTGTAGTGCTCTTGGATACGATTCCAGGCGGCGCCACAAGGATAACATAGAAGTTAGGGTACCACTTGAAATATCCTTGATCGACCCATACTCTTCGACGAAGTGCCCCGGCGATGGTAGAAACTGCGGTCCAAAAGTACATGTGTCGAGGGGCTTCGCCGAAGCTGGCGTAGTCCATGAACGCGGTAATCCAGTCATCATAATTCCTTTGCATGAGGTGGCCTTTACTTGCAATGTCCCCAGGAAATGGGGCTGGTGTTTACGTCGACAGGCACCACGATAGGCTTCGCATACGGGAGCTCGATCTCAGCAGCTTTACGGATCGTACGAATTGCTTCATCCCGGTTTGCGATGTCAAATTGCCCAGCAAGCGAGTCGTGAACTTGCAGGAGAACTTCAATCTCCTTGTGGTTCTCATGGAGGTTAACATAGGCGCGGTTGATGATACAGGCCACAGTCGACTGCGGAATCCACGCAATCGCCTGATTGAAGATCGTGCCTTCGATACGGTCGAAGAAATAGCAGCGATAGCCGAACACGTTTTCGACCATGCGGCGCTTCATGACCTGATCCTTGATGGCGTCCTGCCATTTCTTGAGTTTCGGGAACTTGCCGTAGTACCATTTCTGGATGACGTCGACTTCGTGCACGCCCAGCCCCAGCCGCTCTGCCAGACCTTTTGCAGTGCCGAGGTAGTGGGTGCCGTGGCACAGGCCCTTGAACACGCGGTATTGCGGGTGATGCTTGGTCATGGTCGGGTCTTTCCAGTATTCTTTCATGACCTCGACATAGACCTTTTTACCTTCGTTGAGCATGGCGAACATTTCTTCCAGCTCGGCTTCCGCGGCAACGATACGCAAGTCAGCGGAGTCCAGGTCGGTGTCGAAGAATTCCTTGCCTTCGTCAGGGAGCCAGAGCTTGCGGACGTTGGGGAGGTCGAGCACTTCCGTATCGTCCTCATCGCCACCACCGCCGGCGGGAATGTTCTGCATGTTCAGGCCGGTATCGAATGCATTCTTTTTGGAGGCGAAGCGATAGGTTTCAGTGCCTGCGATGTTGTACGAGCAGCGGAGGCGGCCGTCGACATCCAGCGGCGCATTGACGAACGTCGACAGGAAAACTCCGAGGGAACGAAGTTCGCTGATCTTGCGGACGATGGGACGCAGGAGAGGCTCACGCTCGGCCATCTTGTTAAGCGCTTCGTCGTCACATGTGACGTTTCCGGTGTTGCGGCTGATGATTGGCTTCTGCTTCAGGACCTCGTAGAACAAGGTCTTCATCTGCAGTGGGGATTTGATGTTGACCGGGAAGCCGAACACATCGAGCAGCCATTGTTCGCGCTTGGAGATTTCATCAAACAACTCCATAGCGAACTTTGCACGGGTTTTGGTATCCACGCGACAGCCCCGATTCATCGACTCCAGTACAGGCCAGAAGAGCTTTTGCTGGAACGCCTCGACCTCGGGGAGTTTCTTCCAGCCGGATACGGCAAGGGAGTTGATGGCTTGGCGTTCTGACTCGTCCACCTCATAGGTGATTACGGCATCCTTGCAGTTGTAGGTCCAGTAGGAGTCCTCGTCGTGCTTCTTCGGGTCCCATTCCTTGCCCTCGTCTTTCCAGTACTCGTGGTGTTCACAGTACATGGACGATAGGAAATCGAGACCCTTCTGCATGTTGGAGAACATGGAGTGCTGGGCCAGCATGGTGTCGCGCGCCAGATTCGGCATGAACAGGAACCAACGGTAGAAATACTGTTCATCGTAGATGAAGTTCTGACCGACGACTTCAACAGCCGGGTGGAGGAACAGCCGCTTCATCAAGAGGTAGAGCTGGACTTCCTCTTCCCGCGACCAATAGCCTTCCGGACGTTCGACACACATCAGAGGGATGCACAGGGCGTGGAGCTTGGACCAAGCAATGCCGACGCATGCGATGTGACCAGCGCGGGTCTCGAGGTCGAGGGAAAGCTTGAGCTTGCCGCCACCGACTCGTTTATCGGCTTCTGCGATGAGCTGCTGCAGAACCGCCACTGCCTCCCCGAAACTCGGCCGGATTACGAATTGGTATTCCGGGCGGTTAATGGCCGGGAAGTTCGATTGCGCTTTCGCTCGCTTAAGGTCGTGTACCGCGATTGGGCGCCAGCTCCAGTTGCGGAGAATAACGCTCGGATGGTAGACTGGAATGACCTTTGGCTTGTAATCGAGGGCAAGGTTAAGGTTGCATTCCAAGACACTACCTCGCCAGCTCGTGATTCCCCACTTACCAGTAAGCGCCCACAGCGACACATTGCCGAATGCAATAATGACGTTGGGGCGGCACTGTTCGATTTCACGCGCAAGAAGGGTAACACCGTCGCGCACAACGGGCAGTACCATCTTTCCCTGCACAGGGACGTGAGCTGGGGTAACGGCTGATTTCTTTTCAGCGATAAAGTTACAGATGTCATTTCCAGGCGGCCTCGTGCGGATTACGTTGGTGATGAAGCACTGGCCGCGCATGATGCCAGCGTCACGAAGGATGTTGTTGAGTTCAGCGCCGGCGTAGCCGACGAACGGTTCGCCCTTGAGAACTTCCTGTTCGCCGGGGAACTCACCGACGAGCATGATCTTGGCGGGGCAGGGGCCTACGGGACGTGTCATGAATGTTCCTTAAAATTTAGATTGCCAAACAAGGTACGCAACCTCGTGATGTCGCTGGAGAACATATCGACCTGTCCCCCAGCTTCGTGTTTTCAGCCACAGTGTTTGAGGGGTGCCTAGGTACAGGCGATCCCCCTTAAACGGGCCATCCATACACAGATAGCCCTTTTCCATCACTCGCTCAGCGCGTCGACGATTTCCAGGTCTTGCAGCCGCTTCAGCCCCATGCCGAAGTACTCGGGGTTCATCTCAATGCCGATGGCCTTGACCTTCATGCCGTGCGCCGCCGGGAAGATGGTGCCGGAGCCGGAGAAGAAGTCAGCCACGGTATCGCCGGGGCGCACGGAGCGCTGCAGCAGGTTCTGGTACACGCCAACGGGCTTTTGCGCGCCGTGGGACATGTTTTCGTCAGCTTGCGACGGGATCACATCGGGGTAGATGTGCGTCACGGGCTTCTTACCCTTGATCGCGTAGAGCAGGGTTTCGTACTGACGACGCGGGCCTTGGTCAGGCAGGGGCACGCGGCCGGAGCCGAGCTTGTGCACGATCAGCGGGGTGCGGAACACGTACCAGCCGGCCAGCTCCATCATGGCTTTCAGCTCGTGGTAGCGGTCGATGTCGCAGAACACGTAGGCATGAGCTTGGGCCTTGGCAACGGCATAGGTGAGCGGCACCCAACGCTTCATCAGCTCGGCCCAGGATTCGTAGCTGTCGTCGTAGTGGTGCTCGATGCCGGTGAGCTTACCGCCAGCATCGCCGAACTTGTCAGCTCCCATGCCGTACGGCGGATCGGTCAGAATGACATCGATGGTGCCGTGGTTCTCGGACTTCTCCATCCAATCGCAGCAATTGACGTTCAGAGCCGTATGGACCGAAGCATTGAACGAGGCGCCGACGGAGGCTGCCAGAGCACGGTTCTTGTCGGCCTCTTCCTGCTTCTTGAGGATTTTGAAGGCTTCCTCGGGGGACTTGGCTTTGGCGATCAGCGGGTTGTCGAGGTGCTGCGCGACGATGAGCTGTTTGCGGGTGGCGTCGGCCAGGGAACCGAGTTCGCCGTTGGATTTGTTCTTGGTGGCGTCGGGGTTCAGTTCGCGGGTGATGGAAGCGACCGATGGCGGGGTCACGTTCATGGATTCCAGCAACGTGGCAATGACGTCCTGCGACGACCCCGGCGAATCCTTCAGGGCAGGAGTGTCGGGCTGCTCGGCCTCGACCTGCGCGCGCACCTCGGCCTGTTTGGCGGCATATTGTTTCTGACGCAGCTTCATGAGGCGGTCCACCGCGGCGGCCTGCTCCTGCCACGTCAGGTCTTTCCGCTTCATGTTCTCGTCGAGCTCCGCTTCCTCGGCTTCCAGCTCGGAGAGTTGGCCGATCAGCGTGTAGGGGATGCAGCCGTGTTCGAGCTGGATACCGCAATAGCGGATCGGCACGCCCAGGTCATGCATATCCTTCATCGTGCGGAAGCGACGTTCGCCAGCGACCAGCACCAGCTCGCCGGACTCGATACGCATGACCGGAGCTTGCATCAGCCCGACTTTTTCGATGGACTGGAAGAGTTCCTGCATGGCGTCGGCGTCGAACTCCTTGCGCTGACGGTTCGGCTTGATGATGACTTTGGATTGCTGCGTGACAGCAAAAGATGTGTTAGGCATTTCAGTTTCCCTTGTTTTGGTTGGAGGGGGTCAAACGGGGTTCGGGCGCATGGCGGGAGGACGCCGCCGGATGACGGAACGATACCGCCACGGCACAAACGAGGTAGGGGATGGACGGGGTATCGTCCGAGGGTAAGCTCTCGCCGATTGCGACGATTGCTTTATAGATGGTTTGATGCATGTCTTGGCTCACGGGCAATTGCCTTTCGTGAAGTAAAAAACGCCCCCGCAGGGGCGCTAGGATACTGCGATGGTTAACGGCTGAGGTTCAGGTACAACGGGCGGCAGGTGTAGAGACCAGCCCCGGCCATGTGATAGGCCAAGGCAGGGTTGCGGTGGAAGACAATGCGCGGCGCTTTCATGTGAAACTCCCTAGTTTTAGACTTCTGTTTTGGCCCAACTTGTCAGGAGCTTCCGGCGGCTATCAACGGAGAGGAGGGATGGCTTTGATGCCAGAAGCCCCTGACAGGTTGGTGCCCACACTTACGCGGTGGGCTTACGTTCATCCTGCAGTCTGCTCTGCCTCTGCATCCGCATACAGGATTCGTGGTCAGGTGTTATGCACCCATGAGGCTTCCACGGAACGCCGAGAGGCGCTTACATCTTGGCGACGGCGCCGACTTCCGGGTAGATGTTCTCGTCGGCGATGCGATGCTTGACGGCGATCTTGGCGACGCGGCCGGGGATCTGGTTGAACGAGAAGGCTTGACCGGGGTTGTTCAGGTCCAGGGCGGCGCGCAGCTTGCCGAGGGAAACGTTGCGACCCTTGCCCATGTCCAGGCCGCCGGATTCGGTCAGGTCCAGCATGATGCCTTGCTTGACGGTGATCTTGTCGCGGCCGAGCAGTTCCTTGACGTTCGCGTCGTCGATGTTCCAGAACACTTCCAGGGTCAGGCCGGACTTGGTCGGATCGTGCTTGCCGGTCCACTGACGCACATCCACTTTCTCGGCAACAGCCACGTACTCGCCGACCGGCACCGGGATACTGACGGTCGAGTTTTCGCCTTCAACGGACATATCGAGGAAGCTCTGCGGATCGAAAGACATATGAAACTCCTTAGTTTTGGGGTGCCGCCGATTATAAGCCCGGCGGCTTGGCGTTGAGGATTACATTGTTGCGGCTAGGAAATCAGCCGTCAATCAATTTCGTGAATCGCTTTAATCGTCGAGCGAGAATCCTGCCATGAGGCGCAGGTTCGCATACTGTTGATTGGACATATAAGCGCGCATGCCGTGGTTCTCCCAGGTTTGCCGCCATTTCTGGCATGCCGTGACCGCGTAAGAGGTGTTGGCGTCACGCTCGGCTGACGAGAGCATTTCTTCGAATTCGTCACCGGACGCGAAGAAGTCTTCGATGCGTTTACCTGATCCACTCATGGCCATACTCCGAGAAAGTCTGCGAGGGTGAAGCCGACGAAGATGAGCAGGGCTCCGACCAAGATTGGCTTCATCGTGGCGATGGCGTAGTCGCCCAAGCGGTGGCGCCGAGGATTAGGCATCGAGCTTACCTCCGCGAGCTATCCACTTGGCGATGATCTGGCCGAACGACGGGTCGATGTCGGACTTGATCGGGAGGTTGCGGGTCTTGAGGTCGGCTTGGGTGTTGCCGGTGTCCCACAGGAACTTGGTGCCTTGGCGAACGGCCAGGATGACGTCCGAGAACATGGCAGGGATCTTGGGGGCCAGCTTGGCACCGAGGGTCGAGACCATCAGCTTGACGCCGCCGAGGACTGCATCGGTTTCGCGTTCCACGTGGGCGAGGATGACGAAGTGACAAGCGCAGTTGTCGCACAGCATGCGCAACAGCTTCTCGACTTGGTCCTGCGCGATGCCCCAGTCGGATTGGGATTTAACAGGCTTGCCACCGACCACAAGAGACATAGCTGCACGGCCCAGACCTGCAAGGCCGTCGATCACCAGCGCGCGCTTCGGGGTCCATTCGTTAACAGCGCCGAATTTCTGGCCGGTACGGTCGCAGGGAAAATCATTCAGCGCGGTTAGGATGCTGATGAACTGGTTGTGATTGGAGCGCTTCGGATCGGCCATCTTCGCCAGAGCGTCCAGCGAGAGGGTGTTGATCTTCTGCGCCGAGTCGACCATATCGAGGAACGACGCCTTCGGGGCGGCGACAGTATGCCAGTGGAGATTGGCCGGGATTTCCTTGTTGCGGTCGCGGTAGTAGCCGAGGAGGGATTCCAGGCCGGGTTCGAGTGCGAGGTAGAACACTTCGACGCCTGCGTCGACCAGCGTGCCGATCGCGTGGGTCTTGCCGGTGCCCGCCGGTCCCATCAGGACGACGTTGACGCCAGCGAGGTCGAGGTTATCCTTAAGAGGGATAGCGTCAATCTCGGCGAGTTTGGCATCTACTTTATCGCTATAAGTACTCATGGTTACTTGATTCCTAGTGAATGGACGAAAATTTGGGGGCGCGAAGCCCCCTTGGGTTTGCGGCTCTGCGGCCGATTAGTATGCTTTGCCGTGCTTGAACGGCCGGGTCAGGTTGAAACGCATCTTGGCGAAGATGGCTTCGCCGAGGCGCAGGTCCTTCTGCACTGCCAGATCGATCATGCGGATGAAGACGTCGGCCAGCTCTTCCTCGACGCCGGTGAAGCCTTCGATGTGGTCGGATGCCAGGTCCTTGCGGTCGGCTTCCAGCGCCTCGGACAGCTCGGAGTGGATCAGGGCGATCTTCTCGCCGAAGTTGTCCGATTCCCAGAAGCCTTGGGCGTTCATCTGCTCGTTGACGATGGAGCCGAAGCTGAGCATCGGAGCGATGAAGGAGCCTTCCAGGATGCCTAGTGCGCCGAACAGGCGGCGGATGCGTTCGAGGTGGGCTTGCTCTTGCTGGCGTACGAGGTCGGCTTCGTATGCGGCGCGCTTTTCCTGCAGCTGCTTCTGCTCGCGGGCAGATGGTTTGCGGGTCGAAGCCCCCATGAGCTGCCCACCGCACTGCGCGCCGTCGTACGTGTTGACACCAGCCGTGCCCATCAACATTTCCGGATTACGATCCTTCATTTGGCTCTTGTGCATCTTTCAGTTTCCCTTCATACCAGTTTGCGTTTAAATCGAACTCTCGTTTTAAAAGCCCTTCGGGGAGGTGTTCGATTGCCCTTCCCCAGGCCGTTACGCGCATATCGCGCTTGGAAATCTCCGTGCCGACGATAAGGCTGCCGGGTACGCGCCCCCAATCCTGCACTCCGGACGGTTGATGCTTTTCGCAGGGAGTGGGTTCCATTTCCCAATACTGCGATTCGCCGCCGGATATGAATATTCTACCCCAGGCTTCACCGCAGGTGGGGCAAACATACACCACAGAATGCGGGTAAATATGGGAAAGTATTTGCGAGGTGCCAACGGACCTGTTGGCGAGGAAATAGACTGCAGTGTAGCCGATCATCACAGCACCCCATAGCGCTGGCGATACTCAGATTCGATGTCCCGCATTTTCTCCTGGAACGCGATGGAATGGCGGAGCGCTTCGAAGGCGTCGCGTGCTTGACGTTCGGCGTAGGGATCGACAGCACCTTGGGTCAGGAGGAAGTCAAGCCCACCTTCCATGCCGTCGACCATAAACTTGGCCCAATTGAGCTTGCGGGACTCGCGCTGCTTGGGGGTGGAGACGTCGCCGCCAGCCACGGATGGCCAGTTTGGGGGGAAATCTGAATGGTTCATTTGTGCCACCCCTTGTCTTTTGCCAGCTTCTCCGCAATCTTAAAGATTGCCCACCGAAGGTCGTCAGCAGCCGAGTTTATAGGTGTCTTAGTGGTGTCCCGGTCGTGGAATAAGCACCAACGACCGTTTACCTTTGCGATATGTAGTAATTTCATTTCATGTCCTCAATGTGACTGAATAGTTGAAAAACCCCCGGATTACTCCGGGGTATTGCCGGGGGATTACTTGCTAGTTACTGCAATGATGGCGTCGTCCAGCTCACGCCAAGCTTCGTTACGGCCCCATGCCGTTTTGTCCTTCGTGCGGTCGCGGAAGGCTTGGCGAATCTGCTGAGCTACGGACGACGAATCGACCGGCTTCGGCGATTCGTGGACTTCCGCTACCTTGTCCAGGACGTCGGTGTACGTTTCCTTAACACAGTAGTCTACATCCAGCCCCATCGACACGAGCGTTTGATAGGTCGGTCGTCCGGTCGCCGGATAAATGCTGCGAATGCCTGCAGCATTGAGCAGAATCGGCTCGCCCGTGGCGAGTGTCAGTTTAATGAATTTCATGCTTGCGCCAGTTGGATGGATTTATGCCCCCAGGATTCTTCCCACTCCTGGACCGTTACCTGCTTGCGTGCCAAGGGGTCCCAGACGCGCTGTTCGAAGTTGGCGTTGAGCCAGGTCTCCGGGTCCTTCGACTTGCAGATCTGCATGAGCGAGCAACCGCCGTACTCACCGCAGGCAGAATCCATGTTGTAGTCCCACCAGCCCGCTTCCCAGCACTGCTTCATGCGCTCGAGGTCGCGGGTGACCTGGGTGAGCCAACGGTCGACTTCCCAGTCACCGCGGTAGGTGATGGCCTGCAGGGTATCGTACTTGGTTTTCAGGATGCTGATGCCGCGCACGATTGCACCGTCTACCTTGATGCCATCCTGCTCGGCCGCCCATGCGTAGCCGGTAAATTGGCTACGCATTTCCCACTGGCGCGGCCATGAGGCGCCGAGTTGCGAAGTGGTCTTCTCGTCGAAGATATAGGTGCCGCCAGCGAATTCGGCGATCATATCCGACCGGCCGGTGTAGAGCAGCGGCATGCCGGTTTCCGGGTGGTTGACCGGCAGCGGATGGGCGAAGCTGAATTCGATGCCGCGCTTGCCATTGGGCAGGAGAATCGGAGAGGTTCCGTCCATGCCCAGAGGGTAGTTGGCAAAGTAGAATTCCAGCGCGCCGGCCGTGCGTTCCATGGACTTGGCCGATTCCGCCGGGCATTCGAAGTCGCCGTAGTGGGCGATCAGGGCATTGACGCCGAGTGCTTCGGCAACGGACTGGTCGCCCTTCTCGCATTCCTTCACTTCCCACTCGACGCGGCGGGTTTCCTGCCATTCGGATTCCAGCGTGCCCGGAGCGTAGAAAATGCTGGGGACGCAGGCCTCGCCTTCGAAGAATGCCCGGCGGGCCACCTCGATTCCCTTGGCGAACGCACCGCCGGCAACCAGATGAACCGACTCATTGGTCGGTTTCCAGTGCTGGACGTAGGTGCGGAAGGCCTTCTGCGGGCACGACCGGAACGCAGCCAGAATGGTCGAGTCGATGGTGTGGGGGAACATCGGACGGGTCATTGCTTGGCCCCTTTCATGACTGCCATGATGGTGCCGGTCAAGCGAGTGACGACGGTGCGGTTCTGCTTGCCGTAACCGTTGTCGTACTCCTTGAGCGGTGCGCCATCGATGCCGTCGAGGATCAGGTGGAGTTGTTCCAACTCGCTCTCGGCCTTCGTCCGAGCGTCGCTATGATACTTGCTCATCGACTTGGCTGATTCCAGCTCTTTCTCGAGCTTCGCCACCTTTTCTGCAGCATCGTTCAGCTTAGCGGTCAGCTCGAGATTCTCCTTTGCGCGCGCAGCTTCACGGTTGCCGGCATTATCCAGCTGCGATTCCGCCACACGAAGGTCAGTGACGGTCTGCGTGTTCTGCGCTTGCAGAATTTCGATCTGGTCACGCAGTTCGCCGATAATGTCACGAGCTTCGTACAGTTGTTCCGAGATAGTCTTACGTGCCATTTTAAAGCTCCCTAGTTATTGGACCCTAGCGGTCCTGTTGAAAAACCTGTTCTGGAGAGGGGCACGAAGCCCCTTGCCGGACTAGGCTTTAATCCTCGTATTCCGGCTCCGCGCCGCAGCCAGTGCAGGTGAGCACTGAGCGCACGCAGTTACCGCATGGTGGCGAAATATGGCACGAGCAGTCGCCATCACCACCACGCTCGAACTGTAGCTTCCCTTCGCAGCCATCACGATTGCAGATTTCGTCCTCGTGAATGCCGATGTTATCGCGCTTTCCGTTCATCACATTCCCTCCAGCTGGCTCAGCAGATCATCCGAGTCCACCGGCTTCTTCTTCGCTGCCGCCGTGCTCTTGGTTGCCTTGCTCTTGGCCGAGGTCGCCGCCGCCACCACGCGACCTGCACGCATCAGTGTGATCGCTTCCGTCACCTCTTCCAGGGTGATCGTGTTGTCGCGGGACTTGGCGCGCAAAACGGCCAAGCGTTCGTGAATTTCTTGCTGAGTTGGTTCGGTAGACATACTATGCTCCATTCAGGTGGACAATGCGTTATTGTAACACAAATTGTTCCAGTGTTTGACGTAGATCAATGCGCTTCACGCGCCGAAGGCTCGTTTCTTCGCGCGCGAGAACGCCACGTAGAGACACTGCAACGCCTCGTTGCGGTTGCGGTTGAGCAGGATGTCGCGATAGTCGACGAACACAGTTTCATAGGTCGACCCCTGCGCCCTGTGTGCGGTCATGGCATAGCCGTGCCGTGCCGAGTGGAACGAATCCTTGAACCCCCAGAACTTCGGCCAGAGCTTCGGATTCGAACGAGCTTCGCCAGCCATGCGCACACATTCGCGCTCGAACTCGGCCTTGGCTGATGGGTGCAGCAACCAGATCGTCCCGGTGTGGTTGTCATCGAAGGTAACGTCCACGGCGTAGCACATGAACTGCTCGTACATCGGGTGCCAGGTTTCGGTCACGCGGGTCACGACGCCTTCGTCGTCGGTGTGCGCGATGTCTTCGCCTTCGTGGTCCTTGGCCGGGGCGAGCATAGACAGGCGATCGCCTTCGCACCAGTCGGACATCGTGTTGTCAAAGATCTCGGAACGGATGATCTTGTTCAGATGATCGACGGTCACGTTGCGCCATGCAATTGCCTTGGCTGCGTCCGGGCGGGAGAAGTGGCCGGCTCGAGCATACTCGCGAATCTTCTGAATGAACTCGACCTGCCGCATGTTCCAGACGCCCTCGTCCCCATCGTTGTTGCTGCCGATGACGATGTTCGGCGCAGGATGGCCGATCTTGCTGCGGATGTAAGTCACCAGCTCCAGGATCTGATTGTCGTGCCGCATGACCTTGGTCAGGTTGTAGCGATCGGCGTCGATAGTCCAGATCGGAGAGGTAGGTTCCTTGACAGGCGGAAGCTGGTAGCGATCACCCATGAAAATGAACTGGATTTTTTGGTCACGAGCCGCGTCAGCGATGTAACCCATCAAGTTCTTGTTAATCATCGAGCCTTCGTCCACAACAACTGCGAGGAATCTCGAAAGGTCGAGAGGGTCTTCGGGCGCTGCAAGTTCCTTAATCTCGCCATTTGCTTCGAGCCGAAGACCAAGCAGGCTGTAGATGGTCCGGCAGTCGGGCTTGTAATCATCGGTCGTAACGGATTTGCGAAGAACCTTCGTAGCCTTGTTGGTCGGAGCGGTGAAGACCATCCGACCACGAAGGCGATTGATGAGGTCCTTAATGCAGAAGGTTTTGCCGACGCCAGCCGGGCCTTCCAGGACGAAAAAGTCTTCGTCGCCGTAGTTGATGAAGTGTTCCATCGCGGACACAGCGCCATTCTGGTCCGCGTTGAGTGGAAGCGCTGTGGTAACTTTCGACGTAACAGGGCCATCTTTGATGATCGCTTTGGGTTGCATGGAGGCTTCAAGGGAAGCCAGCGTGTTGGACATCGGCTTGAACGTCATCAGTTGTCTCCCTGATAGCTGGCGTGACTGCGGCCGCCGCGAGCTTTCGGGGCTTCCAGCCATTCCGGCACCCAGCCCATTGCCTTGAATTCCTCTGGGCTGATGATCTCCAGGAAGTGGTCGTGAGCTTGCATGATGCGGATCGGCATACGGAGCTGCACTGCCAGGTCCACTTCGATCCGCACGCCTTCGGATTGCCGCCAGCCATCGATTGGCAGCACATGGAGGATGTCGGCTTTGCGCAGGACCGGAATGCACTGGTCCATCCAGAAGCGATGCGATTTGACCTTCGACATCGGAAGGTGGGGCTCCAGCCTCGTGCCGTGGGTGATCGGGCTGAACACCGCGTAGAGGTAGGCCAAGCGTGCGGCAAACACATCTGCCAACTCGCGACGTTGCATGCGGACTTCGCCAGCCGGGCTGGTGTAGGGGCTTGCCATGTAGGAGAATTTCATTTCAGGACTTCCTTTCTGGTTATGGTTATTATGCGTCGATCAGCTGCTCAAGCGTACGGGCCGGGGACTGCGAGGCAGGCGGCAATGCGTTGATGTAGGTGCGCAGCATGTTGTTGATCAGCCGCGACCATGCGCCGTGCGGAACACGACCTTCGAGCTCGGAATACAGCTCCAGGTCAATGCGGGTTACGATGTCCTTGTCGATGCTGATGTTCTTTTCGACAGACTGGATGGCTTTCTTGGGACGGGCCATTAGGCTTCTCCTTCAGGTGGGGTTGCGAGTAAATCGATTGAAGCGTTGTATTGGTTGATGAGCTTGCGAAGCGGGTTGCTTGGGTCGCGGTAAAGCTGCCTGCCGACTATTTGCCGCACCAAGTCGAAACTTCCAGTAGATGCGAAATTAAGCGCCGTTAGCACATATTCCAGATCCTGCATATTCACCATGCACTGCGCATCGCTCAGATCTTTGCTGCGTGCCATTCGACCTCCACTGCGTTATCCAGGTCCCAGCCCTTTTCCAGGCCGCATTCGCCGCACAGCTCGACATCGAAATGCTGCAGCGCCACCATGCGCGGTTTGCCTTCCAGCGTAGTGTCGGTAATGACCATGCGGGTCAGTGTAGGATCGGATTTGTGGGTTTGCTTGTGCATCAGATGGCTGAACGCCTCCGTATAGCATCCGCAAGTGCAGGTCACACGGTCGAACACTGCAACCGTTGCGACAGGCGTCCAGAGGTTGCGAGCTTCCCACTCGCGCACCTTGGCTTCGATCTCCTTGCGCTCATCGCTGGAGAGGTTTTGGCGCTTGAGGCGCTCGCGGTTGGCTTTGGTTGCGACTTCTTCGTCGCGGAGGGAAATGGATTCCGCCAAGAGGTCGTCCAGGTCGCCGATGTCGGCGGGGGCAGGTTTCTTTTTGGCAGCGGCTTTCGACTCGGCAAGCAGCGCGTCGAGTTCATCCATGCCAGACTCATTCAGGGTTTGCATTAGGTCAATTCTCCGTTGACTGATGATTGATGTGGATCAATTATCCACCGGAAATATTATGCCATATTTCCCCGGCGAATCCCCAAGTGATTACCGAAATTTCTATCAGTGTTGTCGGAAAAGTCCTACACGATGTTGCGCTCTGGCAACGAGTGAACCCCAGACCTATGAGGATCGAGCAGGCCTGGGGGATACAGCGGCTTACAGTTTGGTGCCGATGTCCGCGAGGGTCGGCGAAGACATCGCATCGATGCTCTGACTGCCGTCGGACGATTCCGACACGGATGCGGGGGCTTCCGGCTCGGCGAGAGCCTTGGCCATGAGCCCTGCGGCATCGATGCCGGTCGTGGTCAGGAACTCGGTCGAGCCCAAGGGCTCCAGGTCTGCGCGCTCGGCCAAGGCCTGCCTCTCGGCTTGCTGCGTCTGGTACGGCATCCAGGCAGCATGCGGGCCGGTCGGAATCGGCTCACCCAGGCCCTGGAAATGCACGCCAATCAGCGGCTTCGGCTCGACCAGATGCGTGATGGCCAGGATGTTAATGGTGCCACCGTTGACGAAGCAGATCGTCGCATCGAACGGTTGGTCCTGGCCGGCATCGCATGCGGCACGATGGGCAGCGGATTCGTAGTAATAGACCTTACGGCCGACAGTTGGTTTCATTCTGGTGTCTCCAGGTTGGTGAAGCGGCTGATGCGGCGGTTCAAGCGTGCCGCGTATTCCTGCATGAAGTAGAGCTGTTCACGCAGGTCCGTGCGCTCTACATGCGAGAGCGTTTCGAAGTGGGGGTTGGTTTCAATGTAGCCGCGCAGCTTGCCGACCTTCTCTTGCAGCGCCATATGCTCTTCGACAACCCGTTGTTGATAGGCTTCCAGTGCCATGCGAACTCCTTTCGGATAAAGAAAAACCCCGCCGAGGCAGGGTCTTCCAGGTTGCTGCCGATGCGGTTAGGCTTCGGTGGCTTCTTGCGGCTCGTCGCCGGTGGTGTCCGGCTTGGCGTTGTCTTCCAGGCCGGCGAGCAGCGCATCGGTGTCGATGCTGGCGCCCTTCGACTTGCTGGCCTTCTCGGCTTCCAGACGCTCGACGACCGGCTTGACACGCGGGTTGTTGCGCAGGGCGACTTTTTCGGCTTGGGTTTTGGTGCCCAGGAACGTCTTGATGGCGTCCATCGGCTTGCCCATCACTTCGACCAGCGCACGAGCCAGGATGCTGGTGCCGGCCATGCCGTTGCCTTCGCGCTTCACGCCCCATTCGCCCTTGTTCAGGCGCTCGGTCAGCTCGTCGATGGCCATGACTGCGTCTTCGATGTCGTCCAGGCCGGCGATCTCGTCGCCCAGTTTCTGCTCGGCGCCGTGGGCCGCGAATTTGAGCAGCAGCTCGCTCGGGATCTTGAAGGTGCGGGTTTCGCCGTTGCGGAAGTCCAGGCGGATGCTCACGACGCCATCGGCGACGAACGACTGCTTCAGCAGCTTGCGCTTGCCAACGAAGTCGACGATGCGACCATCGGTCATGGTGACGGCTTCCAGCTTGGTTTCGGCCTTGGCTTTGGTGGTGGTATCGGTCATGCTTATTCTCCTATTTTTGGTTGGCAGGCATTTAACGTTCCCCGTATCCGCTTGAGGTGCTTGCCGGTATGCCTCATGACGCGGTGGGGATGAATGGATTCTAGCGACAGCCCGGAAGCGCGTCAAGAAAAAGGTGCAACAACTTCGGCGGCGAGCGCTTTTTGCAATGCCTCGACTGGAACACGCCGCTTGATTGACAACCGCAATGCGAATTTGTGGTCAAGCGGAATTATGCGCACTGCGAGCTGGTAGTCGTTCTCGATATTGTGCAAGCGATGCAGGGGATGCTCGCGGATACACCAGCGGAAATAGCGAAAACGCTCGGCCATGCGGGTTGCTGCGGCAATGGTCAGCTCTTTGGCGACGATCACCTGGGCTTCCGTCGATCCGAGGAGCAGCGCATGTACCGCTTGCTCAACGGCTGCAAGGTAAAATTGCGGAAATTGATCCGGCGAACGGGGTCTCCAGCTTGGCATTATGTTTTACCTTTGCTCGGGGCCTCATGCACTTGCGCACGATCGGCTGGCCGTTTGATGTTGTCCAGCCATACCTTCGGCGCGCTTCGGAAAACTGGCTCACGGTTTTCGAGCATTGCCAGCATGTATTCCATGCCGTTGTACATGCCGTGCATGTAAGAGTTGCAGTTCCAGTTGCCGCTCTGGCCTTGACAGTTCAGCATTTCACGCATTTTGTCGATGCTCGCGCTTGCCGTGGTATCCGGCTGGGCTGCACTATCCGGTGCAGCTCGGCGGGTAAGCGCGCGCTCGATAAAACCGGCTGCTTCGTCGCAGGCACTGGATTGCTGACTGTCGGCCCAGTGCACGGTGCCAGGCACAAGTTTCAGGTATTGGCGAAGTTGCCTCGCTGCGCCGCGCAGTTGAGGTGGCAGTGCTTCCAGCTTATCCAGGTCAATGTCTGCTTCTGTGCTTTGGTTCATGGTTCAGTCCTCCTTTTTCCCATTGTTGAGGTATTTTTCCAGCATCTGATCCAACCGGCTGACGTTTTCTTTCTGCCTCGGCGTCGGAATGATACGGAATCCCAGGCTCTTATACAGCAGCTCAAAGTCTTGCCCCCAGCTATTCCACATTTCCCCATCAGGATGGCTGAGCTTGAGCCAATCCCCCCGGCAATACGGGCAGATAATCCGGCGGGAAAACGCCCCAAATTGCTGATGCACCTGGGTTTGATGCTGCCCCAATAGGCAATGGGCACGCTGAAAAAGATACGCAGCCACGGATTTCGATGCGCTGCACTGTCGTTGGAGAAGTTTCCACATAACTTTTACCCCTCAATCTCTGGCATAAAACTTGTTCTGACGATACCCCGGCGCAGGCGCAGGCTCCGTGTGGCCTTGGTTAATCAGGCTTCCGAGCTTTTCCTGCAGCTTCGTAGCGCTCGCCATTGCATTCACTTCGGCTTGCGATTCGGGCGCTGCAGTCTGTGCGGAGACGTCAATTCCGGCAATCAGCGCAGCTTCCACGAGCATGAGCTCAGCCTCCCCGCGCTTGACCAGCAACATGGTCGGGGTTGCGAAGCTAATCACACAACGCTTAACCGCCATGTGAAGCTCAGGGTCAAGCGTCGGATCGGCCTTCACTTTCTTGACCGAGTTGTAGAGGTCCAGGCGAATCTTCTTCGCTGTGTTGGCATCGGGGCATGGAATGGCAACTTGGCCATCCTTGAACGCCTTGCGCCAGAAGGCTTGGAGCAAGGCTTTGCGGTCGGAGACAACTTGCGGCATGGGGGAAATCCTTTCGTTTTGCGACAATGGGACGTGGGAAACCTTAGAGAATTCTGAAACTTACTCCTCTAGCCTCTAGAATCCAGCTGTTGTTCCCTCTCGGAATGCCTATGCATTGTCCAGTCGCATTTTCCAGCCGTCAATGCCTACTTTGATGTACTTGATTTTTGTAGATTGTTGAGGAAAGTTGGTCACATGTTCGATAGACGTATGCCGTGTTTTAGGAGTATCTACACCCCTACCCCTTCTACCCCTCTCCTGTTGCTCTCTTGTAAGTATATAAAAATAAATAAAAAAAAAATGTTACTACAAAGCAACGGATCTGGGCGGGGAAAGAGGAGGGAGGGGTGCGGATACTCATAAAAACCGGCATACGTCTCCGCAACACGTGAGCAACTCCTAAGCAAATAGACGCAACAAAGCTCAACAAACCGCAACATTGTCCAGGTGGATTACGACGAGGTATTTCCGGGGGAATTGATTAGAGCCCCGTAGAGGCGTTTTCGGGCGAGCGTGTAGGGTGGTGAGGGTGAGGGGGTTTGATGGCCGCCACGGACCGATTAGACCCATTGCCGGGGATCGGGTGAGGCGTGAATCCCTCCCGCCACGGAGGATCGAGGGGGAAACGGCAACGGGCCTGATTGACCCCAAGTAAAAACGCCCGGACTATGCCGGGCGCTGGTGAGGGGATGGGACAGGGGGCTAGACAAGAGGCTTCACATGCCCCTCATCGAGCAGCCATGCCCACAATTGCGGGTAGAGCTGAGGGACGAGGTAGAGCGGGCCATCGAAGCTCGGGGTGTCCTCGTCGGTCGAGCCCCAAATTTCGGCTTGATTGCCTTGGAGCGTGACCCAGTAGCCATTGTGGCGAACGTCGAGCTTGGGGGCGTTATGGTCGATCATGGCTCAGGCCTCCGTATCGGTGTCGCCCGAGGTTTCCACGCCTTCTTCCTCGTCCCGCTCCAACTCGGCCAAGAGGTCGGGCAAATCCTCACCCGAATCCTTGGCATCGGCCGCGCGCAGCTCATCGATGATCGGGGCGACCTTCGGGTTTTTGCGCAATGCGGCCTTGTCCTTGTCCGTCAACCCGGCCAAGTATTTGTCGATTTGCTCTTCGGTTTTGCGACCGTCGTAGAGCTTGATGAGAGCGCGTTTGAGCAGTCCGCCGGTTGCCCCTCCTTCGCGTTTCTTGTTCCATTCGCATTCGATCAGGAGTCGATGCGCGACCTCGTTAACGGCTTGGTATTTGGTCTCAACCGTTGCCGCGCGTCCGTTGGTGGGGTCGCGGCTGATTGCGGCCGCATCGACCAGCTTTTGCTTGAGCCCGTGCATGAGAGCTTGGCCGATGACATCCGCGCACAGGTCCATGGTGTTGACGATGATGCTCTGCCCGTGGGAGAAATTGAGAGTCAGAATGCCGAACGGGATTTTCCCGCCTTTGTACTCCATCAGCGCCATTTCCTCGCCTTTCGGCATGGTCACGATGGCTTCGATGGTCGGAACGTTGCGTTTGTCGGTTGCTTTTGCCATGATAGTCAATCCTCAGTGTGATTGGGCGGAATTGCCCGGCAAGCCTCATGTTTCACGTGGAACACTGGCTTGCCGTGCGACTCAGACCACAGTGGATTTCACGCCGCCACTACGGGTCAGCAGCGTTACTGAAACAGCCCCGGTAGGATGCACAGATGCCATTGCCCGTTTGAGGGTCAGCGCCTGCCCTAGTGCGGCATCCGGCGACTGATCGTTGCGCCATTCCGTGCGGAAATAGAACTTGCCGTCAAGTGC